CTTAAAAAACCGCCTTTTCTCAATGTTAAGCAGTCGGTTTGAAAATCATTATCATAATCACAAAAGAAGTCTCTTGAATACCTTTCATAAGTAGTTTCCTTAATATCACGGCTCATATACTTTTCCGCAAACTGAACTGCTGAATTAAGCAATGTATTAAGTACGTTATCTTGGCTTGTATCCGTGTCATCAATTCTTAACCACTCTTTAACCTCTGATATTGTCAAAGGTGGGTATTCGCATTTTTCAATCATTTTATAAGTTATCATAAATCCACCTCAGTTAAATTATCAAAGTCTGCGTTATCTAAATCAGGTATTTCATAGGTTTTATTTAAGAATATCCTGTTTGAATTTTTAAACTGTATCTTATAGTAAACTTTATCAGTGATTGCCGAGCTTCTAATCAATTCAAAGCTAAAATCACCGCTTGAATTAGTCTCAACCTGTTTTACATTCCTATCCAGCAGTATGTTTTCACTTTCTAAAAACTCATTATTGTAATTGACTGCTTTTATATTGATAATTATACCTTCCGAGCCGTCGCCGAACATATCAATTACATTCCCAGTAATTATACAAGTGTCAATCTCGCTTATTGTCGGCTCATAATTATAATTGATTGTTAAGTCCTCAATGCTTGGTGTCGTCGCTCCTGTATCACTATGTAAATAAGCAACCAGTCTTAACCTTGAAGTATCTGTAAAAGTTAAAGCACTTGCATTTGTGTTTATATCTGAAACTTCATTACTTTGTGCATATCCTGAGCTATCACTCCAAGCAGAGCCATCCCAGTAATTTTCAACCCCGTCAATCTCTAGTGTATATCTAATTTCATCTGAGCCAGTTTCCGTCACGCTCTCCGCTATACTTACAAGCTCTGTAATTTGTATGTTGTCTTTGCTTTTAATAGTCGGATTAGTCGTGCTAATCGGAGCTTTAAGCTGAGCGCTGCCAGCAGACAATTCAACTAAAGAACTGTCAAAGTTATAATTATCTGCATTGTCAAAAGGCAGTGTTTTACTTATCGCCATTTTCTTTTTTCTTAATTACAGGTTTTACTTTTTTCTTCTTCTTTTTACCAAAAAAGCCTTTGTTTTCTGAAACTTCTTCTATTGCTTTATTCTCAATCTCTTCTTTTTCAATAGCTTTTTCTTCTTTTTTATCTTTTACCTTCTCAGCACATTTATTTTTTATAGCGAACTCATAAGTTTGTTTGTCGACTTCATACTCTTTTCCTTCTTCGAAAAGTTTACGACCTAAGTCTGTATTATGTCTGAAATTTTTAATTGCTTTTATTTTCATTTTAATCCCCTTTGTAAAGCGGGGCGGTTAAGCCCCTTTTTACTTTATTCTGCTTTGAATATTTTAATTATTGCTTTTCCTTCTAAACCAGCTGCAGCACCTGAGGCTTTGGAAGCAGTTATAAACTGTCCAGATTCCCATACTGTGCCAACCTGTCCGTTAGTTCCAGCGTCGTCAACGTTGTTAAACGTTCCTGTCGCTGAATTAACATCTAAGCCGTCAATAATTGTGTCATCGGAAGTTGTTCCGTTCGCAGCAACTCCAACGTCTATAGTGCAAGCAGCACTAGAAGCAGTAGTCACCTTGATATAAGATAAGTCTACATAAAAATCATAATCAGTGTCATTTTCTAAAGCTAAAACACCGCCTGCAGTATCTGCATCGGATAAATCAGCATAAATTACACCAACTAGACTTTCTACACTAGCACTTCCAACTATAGGCTTATTATTAACGCCTTGAGTTGTTTGAAAGCCATTTAGAACAGAATAATTTGAAACTTTAATAGTCATTTTATTCTCCTTAAGTTAAGGGGCAGGATAAACCCACCCCGTTATTTTATACAGTAGGTTTGTGTGCTGGTTTTCCTTTAACCGCAATCGCACCTTTGAATACCGCACCAGTTGAAGTTGATGCTGAAACAATACGAAGTTTAGCGTATCGTTTATTTCCAACATAACCAATCTGTTTAACAGTATTATCATCTGCAGCAGCAAAAGCTTCGCCACTGTTTATTACAAAATCATCATCTGCTTTTGTATATCCAGAACCTGATGTGTCTGATTCAAGAACCTGTAAAGTGTAAGTTCCGTCAGTCACAGTTCCTGTATATACGTAAAAAGTCAAAGCTTCATAATTCTGTGTGTCAATTTCAATACCATCTGTGTTAGTATTTGTGTTAATAGTTCCGCCTGCATAAGCAGGTTTGCCTAAATTGTTTGTTGCTTCATCATAAGCTGTCATTTTATTTCTCCTTTTATTTTAATTAAGATACTTTAAGTAATTTAATTGCTTCAGGAAGAACAACTTGACCTGTATTCCAACGTCTCCAGTGGAATACTGACATAGCTTCGTCTGCTTTTGTGAAGTCATCTCTAAGCATAGACATTTGAACGCTGTCAAGTATGTTATAACCCATAAACAAGTCACCAAATCCAACTGGCAAGTTACCAGTAGTATCATCGTCTTCCATATCCTGCATAATTGAATAATTGAAGCCGTTTATTTGGTTAGGCATTCTTTCTCCGCCAATCTGCCATAGATAATTACCAGAACCGTCTTTTTCAGTTCTTAAATTATAAAGTGTTGAACGGTTGAAGAAATAAATCGGGTTGTATCCCTCTTTAAGCTCGCCAGCTAAACCAATAACGTCATCAAGAGAAACAGCACCAGCAGCAGCTGTGTTTGTTGTTGCCACATCGCCATTTGTAAGGATACCTTCTGGCTCTCCTGCTCCTGAACCGCCAATAAATTTAGCACCTTCGTTTTTAGCAAAAGCTCTTGCAGCATCTTGTCCAATTTCACTCATTAAATCAAAACCAGCAAAGTTTAAAATGTCAAGTGTTGCAGGAATAGCAACTGCTTGTCTATAAGCTGTCATTGTTTCTGATTTATAGCTTGAAGTTGTCTCTGATACACTAGCAGCCTCACCTTCATAAGCAGCAGTTGGAATAGAATCCCTTACTGGAATATCAAGTGATTTTGTTTGTGTGCTTCTTACTCTTGCAAAAGAACGAACAGGCGAAATTTCTTCAATTTCTTTAAGAATTTCATTCGCCATCATAGTAGGCACTAAGTATCCGCCTTGAGTGTTGCTGTCTGTTCTTAAGTATGCTTTAACATCACCATCAAATAAAGCTTCTTTGCCTTTAACAGCATAAGCCATAAGTGATTTATATTCAGCACTTTCTTTATAGTTTTTTTCACCAGAATCAGCTTTTTTAACAACTGCTTTTTCCAAATCAGCCATTCTTTCTTTAAGTTCTTCAGCTTCTTTACGAGCCTCAGCTTCTTTTTTTACCAATTCTTGTTTTTTTTCTTCCTGTGCATCAAGAAAATCATTAATTTTCTTAACTTTTGCACCGTCCAAACCATCAAGAGCCGCTAATTTCTCATCATAAGATTTTGCTTTTCCCTCAACGGCTTCCATAGTAGTACGAAGCTCTTTAACTGCCTCGTTTACCATATTCATATTTTCAGCCATTTTTCAATAACTCCTTTATTTGTTTAAGTTCATTAACAATATCTAAATCACCATCACGGGATTTTTTTTCATTTTCTTCATCGCGAGAAAAACTCTTAGCCTTAGAAATAATTACATTACTTTCTTTATTACTAAAGCCAGATTCCTTTAAAAATTTATTTAATTCTTTAATTGTTTTAAGACATTCAACATCTTTTGATTTTTCTGTGTTGTCTTCTTTTTCAACTTCTTCCTTCTCTGGTTCTTCCTTATTAGGCTCTTTATTACTTTCTTCAACCTTGTCAGTTTCAATTTCATTGTTTTCAATTTCTGTTTGTTCTTCTTCTATAACTTCGTTTTCTTCATTTGTCTTTTCTGAAAGCATAACCTGTAATTCCTTAATTTCCTTTAATACATCACTATCTTTAGTATCAACTTTATTAAGCATATCCTTTACACTTTTAAAATAAGTCAATTGCGCTTGTGGATTCATAGGAATAGTTACCAAAGACACCTCCCAAACATTGACTTTCTTAAGTTGGCGCATTGTCTCTTCTTCTTGCTTAACTAAATCATAGTCTTCTACATTATAACCAAAGGACATTGAATCAATTCCGCCAATCTTAACCTGTGGCATAATACGTCCTTTAACTAAGCTGTCTTCTTTAGGCATAAGTGCTTTAAAATAAAGTCCTTTGTTGTCCTCGTGTATTTCTTTAATTACACCGATAGGCTCATCCATATTATGTTGCCATAGTAGTTTTGGCTTGAAATTCTTAAGGCTCTCTTCAAACGCACCCTTTAAAACAATGTCGTTTCCTCTGTCAATATTGCCGAATACAGATGCATAGCCTTCTATTTTGAAAAAGTCTTGCCCCTCCTCCTTCACTTCTTCAACTGATTTAATCTCAAACTTTGTATTTAGATATTTACTTTCCATTTTATTACTCTTTTCTAAGTTAATAGTTTCAACCAACTCGCCGTAAACTTCGGCTTTATCCCCGTATAATTCTTTTGATAGACTTTCCGCCTCTTCCCAAGTTTCAGCTTTAATGTATTCATCTTTTCAACCTTCTAAATACACTAAAAATTTTTTCTCATTTTCT